GCGCCTTCCTGGTGACACCGGCCGACGCCGAACGGCCCGAAGGGACGCTCACGTGCCCATCGGAAACGCACAACATGCAATGTGCCGACTGCGGTCTGTGCAAGGGCGCTGCTATTGCCAGAGCGCCGCATATCTCAATCCCCGCGCACGGTAGCGCGAAAGCATTCGTCCAGGCGGGCTAACGCTCGCCGCAACCCCGATAGGAGCAACAATGAACCCTGACTACATCCTCGCCCCGCTTTACAGCGCCGTATGCGCGCCCGTTACCAACGCGCAACGCATCGGCATCATGCTCGCCGATTGCAGCAGCATGATTCGCAACACCTCGCCCCGGCCTTGCCCGGTGCTGCTGGTCTACCCTCACTACGCATAAACCCCATAGGAGCAACAATGCAAATGCCTTCATGGTTTAACCCCAGCAACGACGCAGACTGGGATCAAGTCGAGATGGAGCAGGCCGGTCGTGACAGCGACCGCGCCATGCGTCGCATGCTCGCGCACTACGACGCTGGTCGGCTCGACGAAGCGGCTGCTGCCTGCCCGCACGGGTGGGAATACCCGCTCAACTCGCTAGCTGCAAAGAACAGCGACGACCCTCACGCAGGCGAGCCAGGATATAGGTGCGTTTACTGCGGAAGCAGGCTGGCCGAATCCGCGTTCGATTGCGTGGACCAAACCCCTCGCGTGCTGGTAGCGTGCGAGATTACCCCGAATCGACGAAGCTAGTCCGCTCGCCGGGGGGCGCGTCTTTCCCCCGGCATCCATTGCCTAGCGTGCTGGCTCCGCACGTAACGACTGGAAAGGAAAGCAAGCTATGAAAGTTCAAATCACAATCGACCTCGATATCACCTGCGATGGCACCGATCGAGGCCGGATCCTCGACGCCGTGAATCACCAGCTTTGCGGCATCATGAGTTATGTCGAGGAAGACACCGGATATGACCTGGACTATGACGAAGACAATGCCGTCTGCGTCTATGAGGTCAAGGCATGACAGCCGAGACCAACCGTATCCGCGTAAGCTTCATCGACCTCAACGGCAACAGCCGGTCGGTGGTTCACGCGATCACCCTGACGATGGACCATCCGATCACCGAGTTCGTGGACCTCGCTATCAGCGAAGTATACGAGCGCGATGACCTGGACACGGACGAAGACATCCGCGCCGACCTGCTGGTATAGGTCGGCACAACCCCTCTCAGTATCATGAACTACCAACCTCTCTTGGACTACGCGCCTAAGGTGGCGCAACGTCTCTCCGAACACGGTCCCTACGACACCTTGTGGGATCGCTACCCTGGCATGCTCGCATCGATGTGCGAACGCATCCGCAGCGGCGACTTGCAGCCGAGCATCGGCGAGGTTCGCAACTGGATGGGCATGTTGCAGGACATCGACCACACCCTGCTGCCTGACCTGCTGCGCCGCCGTGCCGAGCACGACGCCGAGCAGCGACGCCGCGACGCCGTCCGCGCCGAGATCCTCTCCGAACACGGCGAGCGGTGCGAGAACAACGCCTGCTGGGAAGACTCTCCCGAGTGCTCCCTGGAAACGCTTACGCTCTACAAGGGCGAGGTGCTCTGCCCAGACTGCCTCGACGGCACAAAGGAATGGGAGCGCGAGCGCAGCAACGAATACGAATACCAGAACCACATCCCTCACCACGACCGGGGCTAGTCCCCGGCACAAACCAAGGAAAGCAATGACAGACATCCGACAGGCCCGCGTTCTCGGCGGGCTAGGAGCCTCGCTCGACACCGTGCGAGACTATCTCCCCTCCAACTACACCGCGACTGAGGATGCTGACGGCATCCTGATCAGCGGCAAGGACAGCCACGGCTGGACCCTCGACGGCTACGTGATCCCGCGCCTCGGCTCGGCACTGATCGCAGTCAAGGAGGTGACGCCGTGATTCACCGCAAGTATGAGCGAGGCGACATCATTCGCTACCGCACGTTCGGCACCGACATTCGGACGGTGCTTGTTGAAGCCACACACACCGACATCAAGAAGGGGCGACCAGGATTCGACGGCTTGACCGTGCCGGGTGCGCAGCCTGTGTGGGGCTACGATTACCAGATCGTCGAGGTCGTCGAGCGTGACGACCCGCTAGATCCGTCCCTGTTTCTTGGCAAGGAGATGATGTCGTGATGAGCTTTTCAATCATCGCTGCCGTCGTCGCGTCCTTCTTCGTGGCGTGGCGTTTCGGATCGTGGCTCCAAGCTATCGACCAAAACCAAACAAACGCACAAGGAGGTGACGAATGAGCACCGATGAACCGATGACGTTCGAGGAGTTCGAGAAGGCGCTACGCTACGCAGACTGGCGCTATGAATACAGCGACGACCAGCGTGCATGGCGTAGCGGTATGAGGCAAATCGAGAAGCTACGCAACATGGCTACGGCGATGGGCGGAGCATGGCAAGAAGCATTCGACGCCGCGTGGCAGCGTGCGAAATGAACACACACACACACACACACACACATGAGACGACAAATACTCGCAGCGATTCTAGTGCTGGCACCCGCTGCCAGCGCACAATACGGATGGCGTGACGCGCTCGACGCGATACGTCAAGTCGAGACGGGCGGACGCCCGAACCAAGGACGGGGTGCCAGGGGGGACAGCGGCAACGCGCTCGGCCCCTACCAGATCTGGCGTGCATACCACGCTGACGCTGCCGAGCGTAACCGCAGCCTGTCCAATTACGCGCAGTGCTTAACAGATTTGGACTACTCCGAGCAGGTAATCCGCACATACATGCGGCGCTACTGCCGCTCGCAGGCGGCGCGGCTGGATGCAGGCACGGCTACGCTTGGAGATTGCGAGCGCATCGCACGATGCCACAACGGCGGGCCGAAGGGCTACCGCAAGAAAGCCACGCTTGGCTACTGGCACAAGGTGCAGCAGCATCTGAGGAGCAAGCCGTGACGCAACGACGCGGCATCGACAAGTACGACCTTGGGGCGGCGCTGATTCTAATCGGCTTCGCGTTGCTCGCGCTCGTCGCGTGAGCTTCCCCCTTTTTACCTTGAACCCGGCAACACTGCCGGTAGGATTACTTGACTATGGCAAAGGAATACACCGTCACGGCACGTGGCGAAGAGATCACGTTCACCTCTAACTTCGAGACGCTCGACGAAGCGGCAGCCGAACTTGTTGCGCGAGGCAACCTCAGCAAGTTCGCACGGGAGCTTCTCGAAAAGCACCACCGATTTGGTCTGTCTGACAAGCAGGCTGCGTGGGTACACAAGATGGCTAGCGAAGAGCCTCGCGAACAGCGCGAGCCGCTGGCTCTGGGCCTCACCAACATCGCCAGAATGTTGGAGGTCATGCCCGGTAAGGGCAAGCGCAAGCTCCAGATCGCTGACGGCATCGAGGTGTCTTTGAACGGTCCACGCTCAAAGAACCCTGGACACGTCAGCATCACGGACGGCGGTCCCTACAAGGAGAACACCTACTACGGACGCATCGACGACGAAGGAACGGTCTACACGGGCCGCGACTTCACCGACCAAATCCAGCAGGCGCTGGTCTCATTCAACAACCAAGGACAGGAAGCAACCGATGACGACATCGACGACAGTATCCCCTTCTGAGATAGGGGGAAGGACCAGGGAGGTTCAAGCAATGCTCAAGACACTCCTGCAACTGAGCAGGAGACTCGCAGAGAACGCGACGACTAAGGTCGTGAACGGCGACGAGCCGTATGTCACTAACATCTACGCGCTGCGCTCGGCCACCATTCTGGAGAGCCACATCGAGCAGGCGGTGCATCACATGAATGGCGTGGAGCTATTCATCAAAACGATTCAGCGATGGGAGAATGAAGATGCCAACTAACGATGCCGGCAAATGCACCGGCCCCATTTGTTACTGCGAAGAATGCTTCAATCGGGAGGAACACGATGCCAACTAAAGCAGAACGTCCGTCTGAGGGCGGTCACTGGTATGATCGCAACGGTAACCAGATAGGTTTGATCGAGCGTGCAAGCGGCAAGGGTATGCGAAAGCCCACGCTCCGCGACGCACGCGCTCACAACTGGGGACCAGGGGTCACGACCATCATCGGATGTGCCGCAGCGCCTGGGCTGACACGCTGGAAGCAAGAGCAAGCGGCTATCGCTGCCATCCATACTGCCAGGACAAACGGAGATACAAACAGCACTTGGCTATCTCGCGTTCTTGAGAAGGCCGGAGATACAGCGAAGAAGGCTGCCGAAGAGGGCACTAGCATTCACGCTGCGATCGAACAGCACTATCGAGGCGATGAGTTCGACAAGTTCTATCGCGCACACGTTCTGTGCGTGGCTGACTTGATCGAAGAGCATTGCCCTACGGCCACCACGTTGCACCCCTGGCTCGCAGAGGAGGGACTAGCCCACCCGTGGGGATACGGCACGAAAGCCGACCTCCACAGCGAGGCTTGGGTGCTCGACTTCAAGACGCGAGACGGTGGTCAAGATGTCTTCGACAACCTGAAGACATACGAGAGCCATTGGATGCAGCTTGCTGCGACCCGGCAAGCCGTGGACCTGAGGACGCCCACCTCTCACAAGAAAGACTGCGCGATCGTCTACATCAGCAGGACGCATCCTGGTGTGTGCTCTTTCGTGCAAGTTAAAGAGGAAGACCTTGAGCGTGGGCTTGCCATGTTCAAGGCGCAACTGGATTACTGGCAAGCGAAACAACGACACAAGCCGGAGTGGTAACGCAACATGACCTACCCAAGACTAGATGATGTCGTCAAGGCTGACGACGTAAGCAAGAAGGGCGGTGGCAACTTCGCTGCCGACTACGTGAACTGGGCGCGGATCGCTGCCTACCTGCGCGAGCACGCGCCGGGATGGCAACCGTATGCCAAGCCTGTGCTGGAAGACGGCGGCATCGCTCACCGTGCGCCGGATGGTTCGTGCTACCTGCTGATCGGGTTCATCGGACCCGAAGGTGAGGCCACGCAACTGATCCCGCACGCGGTGATGGATCACCGCATGAACGCCAAGCAGCAGCCCGACGCACGCGACATCAGCGACGCCTTCGTGCGTGGCATGTGCAAGGCAGCGGCGTTGCTGTTCGGTCTGGGCTGGAAGCTCTGGAGCAAGGACGACCCGATGGAACGGGAAGCCCCGGCCCCGAAGCCCAAGCCTAAGCCTGCGCTCGAAGCGTTCCCGCTCAAGGAGCACGCGCTCTCTGCGCTGGAGAACGTGAAGGACATGCCATCCTTCAAGGCGTGGGGTGCTCGCGTGAAGGCGAGCCAGATCACAGGTGACGACCTGACAGAGCTACGCGAAGCGGGTCAACAGCACATGGCAAAGATCAAGGAGGCGAGCGCATGAGCGACGACAAAACCAAACAACGCGAAGAGGCACGCGAAAAGGTGCTCTTGCATTCAGCGCGTCTGCTTGTTGATGGCGACATTGATGGCTGGCACGATTTCATGGAAGACTTATCCCAGGCTATTGAAAAGCAAGGGGGATTGCCTGACCGCCGCGAGGGTGAGAGTGCCTTCGACCTTGTGCTTCGCCATCTAAAAATAGAGTACCTAAGAGAGGAGGAGCAAGAACAATGAGCGCACGCGACGAGGTGCTTGAGTGTGCAGGTGCAGTCATCTCTGCATGGCGAGAGACCCTGCTGGATTCTGTCCCCGCTGGCCTAGAGGAATCTATCGTAGATCTTCGGGCAGCGGTGGAGCGGATGAACGAAGAGTCACACGCACGGGCTACCGATCCTGAAACCAGCAAGCAGGGGCCAGTCTCTTACCGCATGAACCAAAGCCGTAGCGATGTGCTGCGGACGTTGCGACTTCGACCGCTGACGGACATCGAGCTTGTCTCCGCTATGAGCCCGAAGATGTCAGCGAGCGGTGCCCGATCTCGACGCGCTGAACTAGTTCGCATGGGTCTGGTCAAAGACACAGGCAAGCGACGCAGGTCATCGACCGGCAGGCTACACGCCGTCTGGGAGGTGGTATGATTCATCCATACATCATCCTCGAATCAACCAGCCGTGCGTTCTTCGTTCATCCAGAGTCCGTGTGGAGTGCTTCAAGACAGCAAATATTCAGCGCACCACGCAAGGTCACTGCTTATCTGATACGCAAGCACACGGACTTGTCCATGGAGGACATCGCTTACTTTCTCAATCGTAGAGATCATTCGACTAGTGTGTATTGGGTCAAACAAATCGAAGATCGTGTCAACAACGGATCTTATGTAGAGATCGTCAGCAGGATTGAGGACAGTTTCAAAGATGCCCAGCAAACGACCGCCGAAATACAGGATCTATGTAGCGCCCACCCGATTCTGCGAGAAGGGGCACGACACACACGTTGTTGGCATCGATTACAATGGATACTGCAATGCTTGCCTGGGCAAGAAGTCCCCGTCAGCAGAGCAGGATCGGCAGAGAGCGGAAGACCTGTTGAAGCTAACAACTAAACTGGAGCATTGCATGCCATGGGAAAGAAGAGACATACTGATGGAGATACGAGCCGTGAAGAGGGGATCTACGGGCTGATGCAAGCAGCCGGGTTCACGTCTATCGAGCAACTAGCCGAGCACTCTGGAGTGAGTACTCGGACGATCTTCAACTGCCAGTACGGACTTCACAAGCCGAACAAGAGCACCATCAAACTCCTTGCTCTGTCTCTGAAGGCTGATCAGGGAGACGTTGAAGATCTTCTAACTGAGCCAGAATGATCGGCTCTCGCCGAAGGGTCCACAGCTTACGCTTGCCCTTCGGCCCTCTCTGAGACCACGACCAGATCTCGAAGCGTGCTGGCGATTCCAGCCAGAGCTTCAGTCGTGGCTCTGCTATCGACTTCTTGCGGCGAGCCGCATGGCCGGAACCGGACGTTGCTTGCACCGCTAGCGGTCCTTGTTCGAGGTCGTCGATGACGATCATGTCGATGCAGCCGAACAGATCCTGCCGGATCTTTGCCCACTGGTTCCACTTCTCGACGACCCCTGCGGTCCATCCGTT